TAAAAATAAAGGGGGATACAGTTTCCCATACCCCCCTGGTTGTTATGACAAGGACTTGGTTAAGTGTTGAGCCTTATCATCTAGATTAATTGTTAATAAATCATCATCATCGCACATTTGTACGGATTGATGTATGATTGTAATTTCACGATTACTAGCTTTCAAACTAATAGAAGTGATAGTGAACGATGAATGTAGTCTCATTTTATTTACTGTTTACGTTGTTATTTAATTCGATTAGATTCATATTCAATGTCTTTTTGGCTAAAGACGGTAGTTCATCTTTGACCTTGACAATCACTTCCTTGAATTTCAACGCTTTGCGATTACTCTTCATATCATATACACAGATATGGTTCTTCCTTCTGGGAAGTTCCTGTATTCTGTTGTTGTATTGAAATGGCAAGTTAAGCAGGTTGCAAAACTCTAGTGCAAATCTCTTTGCTTTGTCGAGTAGTCTCCCTTGTTTGTCGAAACGTCTTGCGTTGTTTTCTACAGTGTACACGACATTATGGTCGTTCGGTTGTATCAATAATATTTGATACCCAAGCACATCACTTGTCTTGTTTGAATTAGCAAGAAAGTGGATAGGCTTTACTGTAATGAATGCTCCCTTATGTATTATTTTAAGGTAGTCTTTACGATTAATCTTTCTCATTTTAGTTTAAGATTATGGACCGTAGTCCGTTAGTAATTAATTTAGAAAAAAAGCCAAAAGAAAAAAAGAACGCTATATGTTGGCTATCCATATTAGCACTGACACCATAGCATAATACCATAGTGTCCAGACAATGATTCGTTTTACATTTTCACTCATCATTATAGTTTTAAAGGTTAAACATTCAGTTAATTACCAGTTACTCCCCATACTATGAATAGGGTGAGTAGTGTTATCATTACTAGGATAAGAGACCATACTAATCCCCATAGTTTACGGATAAAGTCATCATTGTTCATAGCCTTACCCTCCTTGTAATAGTAACATTGTGGTCTTTGAGATTGTACTCTTCACCTTGTGGGTGACTTTCCATCTCTTTAATAAACGCACTAATGGTGGGTGCTTCGGATTGCTTAACAATCTTATCACCTCCAGGTATCTTAATGATATACTCCTGCATTTCACTAAAACAACTCATAGTTAATAACTGCCATAATACCGTTAGGTACACCTTCACAGCCTCAGGTTAGTTAGGGCAACAGATAAGATTAATCTCCTATCCACTTGCCATTATAATCATAGGTGGCACAACGACTATTGCTTATGGATTGTATAGTTTGTGCATACAGTTAACATACGTTTCAGCTTGATTCTCAATCTCCCTAGATTTATCATAGAAGTCAACTGATATCTCTTTTAATATAAGCTTGTGTTCTTTACGCTTTTTCTTGCCATAATCATTAAGGGCATCTTTAAGCATTTCAAGCTCAGCCTCATTTAATTTAATTGTTTGCTCCATAATATAAATGCCTATCTCTAGGACTTATTAGTTAGATTCTTTTCTTTAACCTTATCCCAACAAAGTGCACAGAGAGTATAGGTATTTCCCCAATCATCCAATTTTTCGTGTGATGTAGCAAGTGGCTTTCTTTGCTTACACCAATCACACCATACATACTTACCACGCTTTGTAGCTATTTTATGATTAATTGAATGAGCTAACTCAAGCATCTCATCAATCTCATCATCGGTATACCACTTATTCTCTGAATCATCAGACCTACCTCTCATAAACTGTAAGTCAAGACTATTACTGTTAACAAGAGAAAGTATGTGGTTAACCTCCTTATCATTTAACACTACTTCCATACTTATAAATGCCTACTACTTTACTCATAGGACTTTGTTTAATTAATAAATTGGCTTCTAAGCCATTGAACTATCGTTTGTAGGGTAACTATCCAAATTATGAATTAAAGCCTTAAGATAGCTTTAAAATAAGTGTAAGGCTATAATTACCACTGCTATACATAACACCATTACCCAAGGAATGGGAGTATAAGCTTGTAGGCTTTACACACAAAAGACACAAGCCAAAGGAACAGAAAGCATTACTTATGATAGTGAATTTCTTTCTTTGGTGCTTATATAGTACCTAGTGTATATAGTTATATATATATATATTACTTATATATAGTTATATAGTATATATAGTTATATAACCTAGGTATTTAAAACCTAGGTAGTGTAAACCTAGGTGGGAAATTAATTAAGGCAATACTCTTGATTGCCATAGCTCTCAAGGGGGATATCGCTTCCCCCCTGAGATGGTTGCTAGCCTAGTCTAGAATGTAGCAAGTGCAAAGTCTGAGTTGTCAACCATCACAGCCTTTTCTTTCAGCTGTTCTTGTTGCTTAACCCATTCTTTCTTGCTTGCGCTACTGTATGAAAACAGTGTTGCAACTCCAGACTTACTGATGGTCACTGGCAAGGATGTATCTCTTGGTCCAGCAACTCTCAGTGCCTGCCCTAAAGCTGGGCTGTCAGGTGCACAGTGTTGTTCATTAATCAAATCAGCAACTAGGTTGGCAATTCGATTGGAATCACAACAGTATGCATCAGCAACAGCCATCACAGCTTTCTTGATGAATGCATTCTCCTTGATTTTACCATCACTATAACTAGTGATAATCTTTTCAAGGGAATCCCTTTCACTTGAAGAACAGCCTTTTTGAATAAGCATATCAACTGTTTTTTCAAACAATTGTTCTGCATTTTCAAATGACATACCCTTGAAGTGAGCATTCTGGTCTTGAAAGCTTAGCTTTACAGCTTGATAGGCAATGACATTGTCACCTTTCTGTGAAAGGGCAGATGCAAAGATAGCTGGACTATCGGCTTTCAAGCCTAAGGTCAAAGCATCTTTGGTCGTTGACTTCCACAATCCAGAATCATCAAGCATAGCTTTCGCTTTCTTGATGTCAAACTGACCTTTGACCTTAATGGTCGATAGCACTTTAACAAATGCAGACAATCTGCCTTTGTTGATAGCACTCAGGTCGCTTGTGGAGCTGTAAGTTCCAGTGTCAAGGTTGGTAAGGAAAAATGAATACATCATACTCCCTACAACCGAGGTGTCAAGATAAATACAGTTGGTCGCTTTCAAATCAGTATTGACAAGCGTCTCTGACCTTCCGGACAGAACTGCATTTCTTGCTGGTACAAAACGCTCCAGTACTCTGGTGTTTTGGTCAACAGACTCACCTAGCCTAGCAATTTGGCTAGCAATAAAAGAATTTTGGACTTTCTCCATAATTCCATTTTCGAGGTGGCTTACTACCCCATTATTAAGCTGGTTTTCGGATAGCTACTGCATACTTGCAGGCTATTACCTACTCTGTAAAACCCAGCGACGACTATAAGTCGCCAGCCCTGTAATGCGAATCGCACATTACAACGACTTGTGTTTTATAGCTTTCCAAGCTGTCGCGTCTAATCACATAGACTGATGAAGGGTTGGCTGACTTAATACAGCTCATAACCCTGAAGGTCGACAGACCTTGGCTGGCTAATGGTACACAAATACCATTACTGAAAGAACAAAAATTAAAAAGGAAATAAATGGTTCCATATTCTCAAATTATGATACAGGTAATTAATACCCCCTACTTTCTTTTTTTTATTTTTCTTTTTTTATATAATATAGTCCTCTCGCTCGGAGCTTATGTTCAAAAAAATAGTATTTATTATTGGAGTGTTTTAAATAATAATTGTTATTATTGTAACAATATGGGGGTTATTTCCCGTTAATACTGTGTATATGGAGCGTGTTAGTGATGGCATGTATGTGCAGAGGTACTACTCCACTGATTTTTTTACTTTGGATGAGGTAAGGGATTATGAGATGGATAGGTTATGGGGTTTAGGTGTGGAGGTATTGGATTATGAGTTTAAGATTGGGGTTAAGCATGGGGAGTTAATTTTTTATTTACTTTTGTTATTTCAAAGTCTTGATGGCGAGGAATTGTCATCGGACACATTGTTTAATCATAAAAACTTAAATCATGAGTAGCTATAAATTACCACAGGGTTATGGCAAGGGGGGTAGAAAGAATGGTACTACCATTCATCCATCTTCGCAGAAGCCAGGTAGCGGTTCGGGGAACTTGTACAAGCAGCAGTCTAAGGTTCCACCTATTATAAAGAAGTAGTTTGAAGCGTTTGTTTGACATAGACGATACTGGCAAGGTAGAGTTAGATGATAACACCTACATGCTTATTCCAGAGTTGTCTGATGTTTACAAGCATAAGAAGTTAGGCTGGAAAGCCATCACATATATTGTTTGTGTGTGTGACTACCATAGTCCTTACAGGCAGCTACTGTTAGCCGACAGGATTGATGCTGTTTGTGAGGATATCTATGGTACAAAGAATTATCCTCCATTGGCTTTGGACATTGTTGATAGGGCTATGGAGAAGTACAAGAGGTTGCAGTATGACCCCATCTATGAGCAGTATAATATATACACAGAGAAGTTAGCTGAGTATAATGATTATGTAAGGAAGATGCCCATAGAGAGTGACAATGCTAAGATGTTACAGGAAGTTATGTTAGGTCAGGAGAAGCTTGTTGCAGCGAGAGAAAATTTAAAAGACATCATTCTTAAGGCGGAAGATGAGAAGCTCCAGGGGGGAGGGGGCATATCTTTCCTAGAGGAATACAATTCATAAAGTAATGTCATATAAAGACGAAAAAGAAACGAAAGCTGGAAGCAAGGCTAGTAAAAGAGCAAAAAATAAGGGCTATACAAGCGAAGGCACTACAAAGACAAGGAAAACCAAACAAGGTAAGCCTACAGGACCAAGAAAGTTTTTTGGTAAGCTAGCAAATCTGTTTAGGAAAAAAAGCAAGAAGAAGAAGTATAAAATAACAGGCACTAAAAGGACTGAGAAGCTTGGAAAAAACAAAAAGAAACCAAGCGCTAAATATTCAAAACCAATGTTTTAGATGGAAGATAACAATGAATTTGGTGGCAAAAGAAAAATATACAACTCCAAGGGTGAGTTGGTAGACCAGTCATGGGGGAGGGTACAGACACCAGACCTTAAGATGTCCTCGGCTGATAAATTGGATTACTATTTTGAAAAGAAGAAAAAAAATAAACTTAAGAAATCATGAAAAAACCTATTACAATACCTTTAGTAAAAAAGATGACAGGTGGTTATGGCGGCTATAAAGGAAGCATGAAGCGTCAGGTCACTGGATGGAACAAAGTAAAGGGAAGCGCAAAGGGGAGTGGCAAATAAGTGGATTCAGAAGGTTAGTAAATCTATTAAGCGTAGAGGCACTAAAGGGAAGTGCACACCTATCACTAAGAAGGGCTGCAAGGGGAAAGCTAGAACGCTAGCACTTACGTTTAAAGAGATAGCCAGGAGAAGGAAAAGGAGAAGAAAATGAATCTACCTGTATCATTTAACGAATTTAAAAAGAACCCTATCGCAGCCATAGCATTTCTACTTGTGCTTGTAGTTTGTTATCTCTATATGGACCTCAGTAGGTCTTGGGAGCAAAGACATGCAGAGTTAAAGGTAGAGTTGTCTACTTTAAAGAATGACTATGAGGACTTACAGGACAAGTATCTGGAGTTGATAGAAAAACTAAAGGATGAATGAAAAGGTGGTTTGTTGTTGTCAAGTTATTATTTATATGGGGCTGTGGTCAGCCTGACCATTACCATGTAGAGCAAGAGCCATATCCTTCCAAAGATAGCATACTACAGCTTGCCGATGAGGTGATGGAGTATGTGATACAAAAAGAAAACATAAAGCAATCTGCTTTAGATTCATTGTCTAGTAGCTTGTTAAATACTAAGAAGCTTAGCTCTGAGCAGATAATAGAGATGTCTAGAGAGCTTAGAAGAAGCAAAAGAGAGAACCTTAGTTATGAAAAGGAGCTAGATGATTATAAGACCAAAAGGGTTGTAACTGTAGATTCTGTTATTTATGACATAGATACTATTAAAAAGAATCATTATATCACAGATACATTATATGACACTGTTACCATCTATTATGTCGATACTATAAAAAGAAAGAAAAGGAAAAGAAGATAATGCTTAAATATTCTCCAGTGGTAAAAGAGGGCATCCCTGCATACAAGAAGTATAGCAAGGACTGGAAGAAGTATTGGGCATTACAAAAGGATAGGTGCTTAAATGGCTATAAGCCTAGTGGTGGTGTAAGGATTAATGGTGCTTACTACTTCTATCTAAACTTCTGTAAGATTAGTGCAAGGGATGAGAAGACTAACAGGAAGAGGCTACAGAATCCTTGGTATAGGGATTTAGACCACGAATACTTTGATTTGATATATGATGCCAAGAAGAATGGTCATGGGGTCATTGTCTTAAAGGCAAGGGATAAGGGGTTCTCATTTATGAACTCTGCATTGCTATTATACGAATGGAGCTTCTATCCGTATAATGAGATAGGCATAGGGGCGGCATCGCCTGTCTATGTAACGTCTGTAAGGAACAAGGTACTTAATGCCTGGAATAAGCTACCACCAGAGTTTCAGCACAGAAAAGACTTGGCTGATAATGAGTATAGGATGATTGCTGGTCAGAAGGTAAAGCGTGACGGGGTATGGATGGAAGAGGGCTTTAAGTCAATCATACATTTCAGGTGTATGGATAATCCTGATGCCTTTAGGGGGGAGAGGCTCTCTATGATGATATTCGAAGAGGCAGGGGAGTTCAAAGACCTACAAAGAGCATATATGTCTAGTGAGGCTTGCTTTAAAGATGGTGCTGTACAGTATGGAGTACCTATTATTGGTGGAACATCCAATGTAATGAATAAGTCACAAGACTATATGGAGATGTGGTATAATGCAGAGAAGTACAATCTAAAGCAGTTCTTCATACCAGCTTCTAAGGCACTATTTGGATTCTTTAATAAGAGAAAAGGAGAAAGCGACCTTGAGGGGGCGAAGCAATTCTTTAAGGAAAAAAGAGAAGTTCTATTTAACTCTCCCGACAAAACAGCCTACTACCTACACATACAAGAGCATCCCCTCTCTCCCGAAGATGCTTTTGTACAGGCTTCTAACACACCATTTGACCTGGAGAAACTAAACACCCAGATATCTAGGATACTAAACGATACAAAGCTAAAAGGTACTATTACTAGGGGAACACTAGAATGGAAGAATAGGGCAAAGCTAGAAGTGAAGTGGATACCACAGGTGGATGGTAAGTTCCAAATACTATACCATCCAAACAAAGAGATGATAAACCTAGACATAGGCGCTGTGGATAGCTACTACCAGACAGAAGCACCTAACTCACCATCGAAAGGATGTGCTATGATATTCAGAAGATGGAACGAAGGTTCTAAAGCATCTAACCTTCCTATAGCCATGTATCTAGACAGACCATATACTAAAGATGAATGGTATGATAACAATTTGAAATTATTTGCGTATTACAATGCTAAGGCGCTGGTAGAATACACAGACGAACAATTTTTTGACTATTTTGTAAAACAAAAGGCAACTAAATTTCTTAAAGAAAGACCTAGAAGTGCAGACTCTCCTTGGTCAAAAGTGAGTAATAAATATGGTGTTCATATGAAGGTTTACCAGAAGAATTTGATAATAGATATGATTGATGACTATGTCAAGAAGTTCTCCGAAGATATTTATTTTTTAGATTTGTTGGAGGATTTAGCTAATTTTGGGGTTAAGAATACTGATGCTGCCATGGCTTTTGGTATAGCGCTCTTGCATGATTCTGATAATAGTAACGTAAGAGTGATGCATATAGATGACGAAAAGAAGAAGGAAGAATACTTCTTACCTAGATTCTCTATGCGAGGGGATGGAAGCGTGGCAGTTATTAATAGTAAGAACTTTGGTATGGCTAAAAAAAGTAACGACCCATTGGGATTATTTAACAGCTTATGAGTATAACGATATTTCCAAAGCAGAATATACCTGACTCACAAAAGAATAAAAAATGGGTTAAGGACAACATCAGTGCGATGATGAGCTATCAGGATTATACCCTCAAATATAATCGTGAAAGGAAAAAAGATTATGAAAACTATCAAATGTATAATGGGGTAATAGACGTTAAGTCATTTGAATATGTGACTAATGTTTACGGTATAACCTCTCCTGCCAGGTTGGTGAACCACCCCATTATTGCTCCTAAAATAGATTTGCTGGTAGGAGAGTTTATGAGCCAGCCATTACAGTTTAGTGTAGAGTCTATTGACAAAGACTCTATTACCAAGAAGCTAGAAAAGAAAGCTGGTCTTGTCCTAGAGAAAGTCCTTAAGCCTATAAGGATGGAGATAGAGAAGGAGCTAGGCATCACAATAGCAGAAGATGATTATGGCTTTGAGATACCTGACGATGTAGATGCTTTTATGCAGATGAACTTTAGAGAGCAGACAGAAGAGATTGTAGAGAACGGTCTTAACTATCTAATCCAAAGGTATAGCCTAAAGCATCTCTTTAAGACAGGGATGTATGACCTGTCTATTACAGGAAAAGAGTTCTATCATGTGTCTATCAAGCAGGGAGACCCATATGTTAGAAGGGTGGACCCCAGGTCATTGATATATGACGTAGACAGCGAAACAGAGAACCTACAAGACTGCAACTGGGTTGCTGAAGAAAGATATCTTACCGTAAATGAGATACTTGACGAATACGGACCTTGGCTAAATGTAGAGGATGTAAATCTTCTTGAAGAGCTAAGGATGGCAGGGTTTGATGATTTGAATAGATATAACAAGCCCTATCAATGGTATTTCAAAGGAACGCAAGCTTCTCCATTAAGGATTCGTGTTGTTAGCGCAGAGTGGAAATCGCTAAAGACGATGAACTTTAAAATATCAGAAAACAAGTATGACCCTGAAGTGCCTTTCAGAAAGCTTCTTCCTGACGGGTATAAAAAGAAAAAGGGAGATAACATACAAAGAAAGACAGTTACCGATATATGGCTAGGAACACAAATAGGTCATGATATATTGGTTAATTACAGGCGAAAGCCAAATCAAATAAGAAAAGAAAGTAGTTATTCTAACGCACCACTAAGCTATGTGGGAGTGATACAAAACAATATAGATGGTATCACTCTATCTGTTGTTGATGCATTAAAGAACATACAGATACTTTATAACATTGTTATGTACCATATAGAGTTGTCATTAGCTAGAAGTGGTGGTAAAGCTGTAGTATATGATACATCACAAAAACCAGACGGACTCTCATTGGATGATGTCTTCTACCATGCCAAAAATAGCGGTGTCATACCAATTAATTCCAAGCAAGAAGGAAACCAAATCTCAACATTCAATCAGTTTCAACAAATCGACTTTACATTATCCAACTCAGTCCAGCAGCTATTGAATCTAAAGATGATGCTAGAGCAGACAGCGGAGTCTGTTACTGGTATCACTAGGGCAAGAGAAGGGTTTACAAAAACTGATGCTGTCGGTGTTAATGAAAGAAATGTTCTTCAATCAAGCTTAGTAACACAGCCATTGATTGCTCTTCATAGCAAAGTTATGGAGTATGTGTTTCAGCAATTAGCTGATTTGATGAAGATAGCCTGGAATGATGGAAGGAAAATATCTTATGTCCTTGGCGACTATAGGGCTAAGTTCTTTGAGGTGACCTCAGACATACGAAATAGGGATATGGGTATATTTGTTACTAACACTGGTAAGAACAAGCAAGATAAAGAAGCATTCCTTCAGTTTGCTCAATCTGCATTACAGGCAGGAGGCGTTGACTTCCTTGATGTAATAAAGGTTTATAACTCAGATACTGCAAGGGAGGCAGAGGCTGTCCTTGAAAGTGGTCTTAATGCTATGAAGCAGCAACAGTCACAGATGCAAGAGCAACAGATGGAGATGCAACAACAGGCACAACAGGCAGAGGCACAGGCTAAGCAGGCTGAACAGCAAAGCGACGAGGCTGATAGACAAACCAAGCTTGAAGTTGCTAAGATTAATGCAGATACCATGCTCAAGACCACTCAGATGAAGATTGATGGCGGTCAGGAAACGCAAGACTTTAGGCAGAAGCATGATATGGATATGTCTATGCTTAATGCTTCTAATGACATGGGTAAAAAAGAATTTGACAAAGAGCTAGAAGCTAAAGATAAGTCCACTGAGCAAGTTCTTAGTGATGCTGATAAGAAAGTAAAAGATAAATAATTATATTTGTATAACTCAAAAATTAATGTTATGATTGAAGATAAAGAAAAGTCTGCTATTGCAGAAGAAGTTACAGACAGTCCTACTGAGGACACACAATTTGAAGCCGATAGGTTTATTGGCGACAATGAAGAACCTGAAAAGGAAGAGAAAGAAGAAGAGCCACAAGAAGAGATAGAGGACAAGCAAGAAGAAGAGACGGAGGAAGAAGTAAAAGAAGAGTCGTCTTTTACTTGGGAAGAGGAAGAGAAGGAAGAAGAACAGGAGGAACCAGAAGAGAAAGAAGAGAAGGAAGAGAAGGAAGAGAAGGAAGAGCAGGAAGAGGAAGAAGAGCAGGAAGAGGAAGAAGGCGAAGGATGGGAGTCTTTGGCTGAAGAGCTAGAGATAGATGCTGAGTCCTATGAAGAATTTAAAGATACGCTTTTGCAGCAGAAAGAATTGGCTTCTGCAGGAGCTACAAATAAAACCATAGAGTCTCTCAAAGGCTTCACCCAAATGGAGGATGAAGAACTTATGAGGACAGAACTCAAAGCTCAAGAATATTCCGATGAGGATATTGATGATGAGATTGATATTATGGTCGAGAACGGTACTCTGAGGCAAAATGCCAGGAGGGTACGCAAAGATATTGAAAAGGCTATCAAGATTGAATCCGAAAAAGTCTTGTCAGGGGAAGAAACACTTGATGCAAAGCAACAAGAGGAAGCTGACGAGATAAGAGCCGAACTGAAGGAACATTTGTCGAAGACAGAGAAGATTTTTGGAGGTAAGGTTTCGGAAAAGCAGAGGAATGAGCATTTTGATTATATTGATTCGGGGGATTTCTTCGATGATATATCTAAAGATGCTTCGTCTATTTCGGATGCAGCTTGGTTGTGGAAGAACAAGGATAGAATATTGAAAGGCTACAAAACAAAAGGTTTTGAGCAAGGGAAAGCTTCCGTAATTAACAGCTTGGAAAATCCTGAGACCAGTAGGTCTACTAGGATTCCTGAGCCAGATACTGGGGATTTTAACCCTAGTAGATTTATTGATAACGAAACGATGTAATAACTTTTAATTTTAAAACAAAATGAGATTTCATACAGGGTCTTACGGAAAGGAGACTATTGAGAACAATTCGTTAGTAACGAACCTCTTAAAGTATCCTGAAATTAGTAAAGCACTTATCCGTCAATTTCCTCAGTACTCCTTGACATATTTCTTGGAAGGAACAGGTCGCTTTGCTAAAGAAGAATTAATTGGCGACAATGCCTTTAAATGGGCAATCTTAGGAAGGTTGAATCGACCATCTACTTGTACTGGTACAACTGCTGGAACAGGTGTTGGTAATACAACTTTTACAGTTGAGTTTGTTGAAAACTTTTTAAATGCTAACGACGTTGTTAGATTTAAAGACGGAACACAAGCTATCGTAATCGGAGACTTGGTTGTTTCTGGTGGTGGATTTACTGCTACTTTGAAACTGCAAACCAACTCTAATACTGCTACTTTCGTTGCTGCTAACGCTGCTGCTGGAGAAACAGTTAATACGATTGGCTCTAACTTTCCTGAAGGTTCAGACAAAGGATATGAGAATCATGTATATCCTGACTGGTATGTAAACTATCTAACTACTGCTCGTAAAGCTAAGTCTATTACAGGCTCTGCTCTTACTGACGTTACTTGGATAGAAAACAATGGTCAGCGATTGTGGTTCTTTACAGACCAAAATATCGTTATGGAAGAATACCTATATCAGCTTGAGTTAAGCCGATGGTATGGTAGAAGCACGATGGATATCAACGGTAATGGTCTTGTAACCGATGCTGATGGAAAAACTTTAGTTGCTGGTGATGGGTTATTATCACAAATTGATGCAGCTAACGTAGACACTTATACTGGAGGTCTTTCTGAAGATATCATCTTAGATTTTATTGCTAACCTTTCTCTTAATACAGGAAAGAAGAATAGCTCTTGGATGGTTTTCACAGGAACTGCTGGTAGAGTGGCATTCCACAGAGCAATGCGTGATTTGATATTCCAAGGCGATGCAATGATTTATGACATTGACGCTGGAAGGGATATTCAAATTGGTGTGAACTATAATGTATACTATGCTTTAGGGCATAAAATCACATTGGTTCATAACCCATTGTTTGATGACCAAAACCTTCACACTGACATTGACCCAACTTCAGGATATCCAAAAGAGTCCTTTAGAATGGTGTTTATGGACATGGGGGTAACTAATGGTGTATCTAACGTAGAAGTCAAGGTTAAAGGTGCTGGTGGTGTTGACCGAGGAATGATTGTAAAATACATTCCAGGTATGGTTAATCCATTCGACCAAAAATCTATGGTTTCTTCCAATGCTAAGGATGGCTTCACTTGTGAAGTTCTTTCCGAGTCAGGATTGGTAGTTAGAAATCCATTGTCTTGTGGTCAGTTGTTAAAGGCGTAATTAACTAATAAAGCTTAAGAAAATATGGAAAGTAATGTTACAGGCTACTATGCTAAAGTGATTGATAATAAACTTATTGACAAATATAAGGGTGCAACTGTCGAAGTTAGGATGGTTAATCCTAAAAGAACGGGTACAGTGTTTTTAAGAGAGTATAATGATTCTGCCACTGGAGAGCTAAGGGATTTCGTAGATTCCTTTGGCAAGACCAGGGTGAAGAAATATACTAAGGCACTCACTGTTTTAAATCTTGATAATGTAGATGACTTAATTGAATATCTTCATATTAAAGACCACCCTATATATGTCAAGAGTGCTCATCCCATAATGAAGGTTATTGATATAACTGAAGAGGCAGAAAGTAGTATTGACAAAAGAGAATCCGCATTAGATGCGATGCTTATAGCCAAAGATTTGCGTGGCGAAAAGCTTGCTGACTTTGCAAGAGTTCTTGGTATCAATACCACTGGTGTCTTGGAATCTGTTATTAAGTCTCAGGTTTATGACAATGCTGAGAGAACTCCGAAAGAGTTTCTACAGTCTTGGAATGACCCCGACAGGACTTTCAAGCAGATATTGTTTAAAGGGAAAAATACGAAAGTATTCACCCATATCAATAGTGTGTGGAAGTATAGAGATGTCACTATGGGAGTCAAAATAGAAGAGGCAATATCGTGGCTAAAGGAGAATGAGGACTTAACCCCTTCCATTAGGAAGGAAATTAATAGTCATAAAGTATGACGTTTGCTGAGATGCAAGAGAGATTAGATGTTCTGCTTGATAAAAGCGACCTATCGTGGTTCGTTTCTCAAGAGAAGGATATCTTTTTGAACTTCGCTGTAAATGAATTCGTCAAAAAAAGGTACTCAGAGTTTGAGACAAATGAAAAAAGAAGGGAGGACATTAGAACGCTAATAACATCCCTCACAGATGGTACAGGCACTTCTGTTGTCACCCTCCCTTCGGATTTCATGTTTGCTTTGAGTTTAAAGGGTGTTTTTCCAGTCACTGAATGCGGAACGGTTGAAAATAAAGAAAACTTTATACGACCAATTCAGCATGATGATATCAATAAGATATTGGAAGACCCCTTTAACAAGCCTTTGAATTCAAATCCAGTGTACATCTCAACATCGTCTACCTTTGCGATACAGAGTGAAACTGCTCCAATTTCTTGGGAATTAGTTTATATAAAAACGCCAGTAGTTGTGGATGCTACTAACTTTCCTAATAACACATTAGACCTTCCTTCTTACACGCATGAAGAGATAGTAAATCTTGCTGTAAGGAAGATGCTATATGATATAGGAAGTCCACAATATCAAGTTCAATTAAATGAAATTCAAAATCAAGAATAATTATGAATTATAGTGATATGTTAAAGTCGGAGCTTATTGAAGAATGCAAACGCAGAGGTTTGTCCTATAAAGGTACAAAAGCTGTAATTATTAAGGTGTTAGAGTCTGATGATAAGTCTGCAAAGAAAGATGCTCCTAAAGAGAAAAAGCCTGCTCCAGTGAGGGTTTTTAACCCAATGCTGCATAGGTACGAATATAAATAAATGTTAAATTGTTAAAAATCAAATAAAATGAAAATTTCTAAATATAAAGTTTATGACTCTGGAACAGGAATTGGTGCTATAGGAGCACAATTTGCTGGTGGAGAGTTTGTTGGAGGTGGTACTGCTGATGCTTCTGTTAACTGGTCAGGTGTTCCTGTTCCAAGTATCGTAGAAGTAAGCAAGGCTGCTGCTGTAACTGCTGATGTAGCATGGACAGAAACATATACTCCTGCTGTTTTTGCAGCTGGCAATGAATGGATTCTTACTCTTGAATATGCTGATTCCCGTCAAAAAGGAAGAAAAGTATTCAAGGAGTCTTATGTTGCTGGAGATACTGCTACAACAGTATGTGACAGATTCAGAGCGCAAGTGGCTGCTTCTAGCCTTCCCTTAACAGGAAGCGGAACAACTACCTTGATTCTTACTGCTGTTGCTGGAGCTGGTGTAAACTATGTTTCAACAGTAGGTGCAGTAGGAACTGCAACATTTGCTGCTAGTGCATTAACATTAGATGCTCAAGCTGATACGTCTGCTAGACTATCTGCTAAGTATGATGGTGTAAGCGCTTCTGACTTTGGTTCTACAACAGACCAGTATGATACTTACATTGTTAAGTATTTAGACCATGTAGCCTCTTCTGATGGACAGATTGGCTCTTTGGCTTCTGCTGCTTTGTTTATTGACCAGGCAACAGCTACTACTGCTCTTGATGATGCTATTAATGGCAACTACACTGCTGTTACTGAGCAAGATGGAGCTATTGCAGTTGGTTCTGTGTAATTATAATTAAAGGGGAGGGGGAACTCTCCCCTTTTATAAAACTTATTGATGGCTACTTTAAATGAACTTGCATATAATGTTCTGAATATCGCTAGGGGTGGGTTGTCTAGTGATGATGATAGGCTTAATGTTCGCCAAATTAAATTTTGGATAGGATACTATAGAGCCAAATTAACTTTCGAATATTTCAATGCTGGCAAGGGTATAGACCCACAGCTTATGCAAGACATGGGAGTGTTAAAGCTAAAAGAAGTAGATTCTGCAGATTCTCAATTAGCATATTGGGGATGTCCTATTAAATATGCTACCATACCTAAGTTGATAGACCTACCAAACCAGGCTGGTCTTGTCTTCGTTGGTCTTGTAGATAAGAGGACACCAATAGTCATATCACCGCCTAATGTTGTTCAGTATAGAAGCCATGCAAGGTTTACTGGAGATATGAGAAAGGCATATATGGTTGGTAATAGGCTATATGTGACAGACCCCTTTAATGAGGATTTGTGTTATATTAATGTTAGGGGGATATTTGATGACCCCACTGCAGTAGAATGGGTGGATGAGAATGGTGTCACCCATTGTATTAAAGATGATGAAGAGTATCCAATGCCAGAACATTATGTGTCAGACATTGTTGCTAGAATCATGCAGTTTGAATTAAATATGCTTATAAGAACGTCTAATGATGAGGTAAATGACAGCGTTGAAACAGAGCAAGTTCCTGTCGCCCAACAACAGTAAGAAGTATGTTACTTTATATGGGATATATTTACACGCTCTTCCTTTTATGGAAAGAGAATCAGAAAGACTTGGCATAAGAGTTCCCAAATACAATAAGTTTTCGTTTATAGTAAGGAAGTACTTGGATGAGGTATTCAAGTTAGCTATCTTTAAGCACAAGGCAATACAATTGCCTCAAAAGCTTGGAAAGATATTTTGTTCTAAGGTGCTTTGCACAAGATATACCCCTCACTATAAATATTTTACGGGAGGGGAAGATAGTAAGGCTCTTGACAGAAGATTTGATGTAGATAGGTTTGATGGGTACTTTTTTGTTCTTTACCTAGCGTTGTGTAAAAAGTTTAGTAGGAGGTATAAGTTTGATGCTGCAAAAAGATGGAAAAGAGCATTGTTTGGAAATGTTCTTGATGGGAGTGATTACCCAGTAATAGGCTCTATGCTTCCATCACAGGAAACGTCATGAGCTTATTTATATCGGAAGAGAAGAGAGAAAAGAGATTGGAAGTTTGTAGAAGATGTGTCGAATATAATGCCACTCTTTATCAATGCAGGGAATGTGGATGCTTTTTAAAGATTAAGTCATTATTAAAAAACCAGAAATGTCCTAAAGGTAAATGGAATGAGTAAAAATAAAAACGGCAGACTTTCAGTAAAAACTATTATTGCTAATGTAATAAGAGATTTACAGCTAAGAGATGCAGCACAGATTTATGATTATATGATTGAATGGGCATATGAAGCTGAGATATTAATTGGCTCATATGACACATTTATTAGAAAAGAATGTGAGATATCATTTAAGAACAACCGTTCTCCGTTACCAAAAGACTTCTATAAGTTCATATCATTAAAGGTTGGTGGTAGCTTTCCAGAAATAACAAACAGAGATTTTAGATTATTTTCTAGCGATAGCCCTAATTTGGCTGTCAAAGGAAACTATAACGTACCTAATGAAGTGGGTAGCCCAGGCTTTCCTTTTGACCAGGGAGAAGAAAATAGGCTTGTTACTAAGTTTAACATAGATAATGGGTATGTTAATATCTCTAGTGTAAGTGATGGGTTAAAAGGCGGTCTTGCTTATTTAGCATTTGATTTAGACGAAGAGGGGTTTCCTTTAATTAAAGATGGTCATCAAATGGCTGTAACTGCATATATTATGTGGAAGTATAAGAATGCAGAGTATGTGCAAGGGAAGGTTACGCACCATGTTTATAAAGAACTTGAGAACAGATGGTACTGGCTTTGTGGAAAGGCAAGGGGAGATGATGAGATGCCTGACCCAAAACAATTAGAATATATTGCTGCTATGTATTATCAGCTATTGCCAACACCAAGCAAAAACTATTTTTAGTAGATGTCAGAAAGGATTACAAATAGCTTCAATGGAGGCATGAACAGAGACCTTGACAAGAAGTTAAGGAAGAATGATACCTACTCTAGAAGCGTAAATGGAAGATTAGTATTTAACGAAGAAGGAACATATTCTTGGGAAAATGCTGTTGGAAACATCAACTCTATATCTAGTCTTCCTGTAAACTCTACTATTATAGGAAATGCTCAGTTTACAAATCTTCTTGTAGTATTTCTAATAGTAAGCACTTCTAGTGGAGATGAATATCAAATAGGTATAATAAAAACTGATATAGATGGATTTGGCGAGTATTATCCATTAATAGATAGCCTAGGCACTCCAGATGCTCCACTACTAAACTTTAATACCAAGTATCCATTACAATGTAGCTCATTCCACGAAAGCGATAGTTTGCTAAGAGTGTACTTTACGGATGACTATAATGAGCCAAGAGCATTTACGTTTAAGGTTGATGATGGTGCTTCTTCGGGATATTCTGCTGTAACATCTTCTGTAAAGCAGATGGGAATAACGGTTAATTGGGAGATGTCTCCATTAATCGTAACAGAACAAGCTCTTGATAACGGAACACTATTGTCTGGAATGTATCAATATACTTACAGGCTTACAAATGAGGATGGTTACGAGACACCCTGGTTTCCTCTTTCCAGACATATAGTTGTCTTTGCAGGAACAGATGACGAAGGATATGATTGTAATCTAGACTATTTAAATACAGCGACATCAAAAGCAAACAAAATTGTAATAAACAATATAGATGTTGACTATAAGACTATTGAGGTAGCTTATGTCTTTTCTGTCACTTCTAGCGCACCTTTGGAGGCTGCTATATTTTATTCAGAAGAAATAGATAAGGGAAATCCCAATCTTGAAGTTGTTCATTATTCTAATGAAGGTCAAGCGATAACCTTAGAATCCATTGTTGATAAGGTTCAGTTTATAAGAAAAGCAAAGACTATAGCCGTTAAAGACAACAGACTGTGGTTAGGAAATATAGAGTCAACAGAACTTATTGATATCCCAGATGCTGTATTTGACGACCTTAATATAGAGTTAAATGTCAAAGCAATCCTAGACGACCATTCAGATGGTGGTGTTCATAAAGACTTAGGAGGCGATGCGTTTTATGATGGTGGTAGCTATTCAAAGGTAAGAAGGTCGGGAGTGTTAAACCAGCAAGTAAAGACAAATAAATATAATACTACAGGAGGAACAACAGAGTATGTATCCAGAAAGGCTCGTTGGTCGGACTATACTGACCCTATTATAGAGCATGCACATACAGGATACTTCAGGGGCGAGACATATCGGTTTGGTTGCACCTTTTTCGATAAAAAGGGTAATGATATGTTTACCGTTCATTTGGCAGATATTTCTATGCCAAGGCAAAAGTCAAGCACTACTTCTGCTCCAGACGATACATCTGTTTTAAGCTGGACAAGAATAAAGTCAGATGGGGTTTTACAAAATGGAAGCAATACATATGATTGCCAACATCTTAGCTCTACCTGTGGGATGCTTTCATCTATGATAAACAAGCAGGCTGGTTATGGGGCAGTTTCAGATATCACAGCAGGAGATATGGGGGAAAATGATAATTATAAATATACTGACTTTCAAAGAATAGAGACCTTAAATAGTAACCCTAATGACTTAGATGAGGATAAAATATATAATACTGGCGATGGATTGAATCTAGATACAGACTCTTGTCTTCATTCGTGGATAAAAATATTAGGATTAAGATTTAGTGGAATTAATTTAGATGTTCCTGTAAATGGCACTCCTTTGCATGAGCTTGTTGGCGGATTCAAGATTGTAAGAGTAGCAAAGCAGGATAAGGATAGAAGAATAATAAGACAGGGATTATGGTTCCAGGCTATCACTGACAGTTATAATGACCCTACAACAAGACCAAATCCACATCCTGCTAATTGGAGCCCTACCTCTAATGTTTTAACTAATGTAGAATCATGGAACCAAAGATACAATAATGGTAACGGAACTGGCACTTCTGCTATATATGAAAAGTTTGTAGGAGAGTTTTTTAGCCCAGATATTGCCTTTGAAGCCACCACTCCTATTAAATATGAGAATGAAAAGCTGATGACAGTAAGCTCTGTGTGGACTACATCTTTAAATGAAAGCAAGTCCACAGCAGGGATTAGCGGATGTTGGTGGGGTAGCTTTATAGGGTCAGGTACTCCTTTTGCAAGTAATGGGGCAAATGGTGTTATAGATAAAATAGCAAATGATTATACAGGAGCACTTGGCGGATATGATGAACAGCATTCTATCAAGGGAATACCTTTTGGTGGAAACAGAAATGATAATAATGATTATAGTAATGACAGAAGGCATCATCATTATTTGCATAAACTGTATAATTCAAGAAGTAGTAGAGATTTTAATTCAGACCAGAGATATGTTTCAGCAGGCAAAGAGCTTGGATGGCGAGGCGACTTTACTGTATTTGGCATAACTAATGGCTCTAGCCTTCCTAGTGGAGAAATAACAATGCCAGATGGAAAGATTTTTTCTCCTGCTGCATTTATGTCATATTATGGTTCATTTAAAGAACAAACAGTTGGCACAGGCTCTAGTAGTAACTGGATAGATGATAAGTTTAAGGGAGACAAAGAAGATGAATGGCTTAGGGCATCTTTGAACACTAAAAGCATTATACTTCAGGTGCAGCCAGAGGTACAACTTGGATTCTATGGCGGCAATGGTGGGTTTGCATATAATGGCACACCTGTTTGTTATTGGGTGCTAAACTGGGAAAGAGATATTGAGGATGAAGGAATGTATGGTGGTCAAACAGAGAATGCGTTACAACAAAACATATTTGAGACAACAGGTCATTTTCAAGAAGTTAATGATTCAGTTATTAGCAGTAATGGAGGTGTTTTTGACAATATAGATGTATGGGGAGGCGATTGTTATTTGCAATACTTTTCGTGGGGAAGGCTTTATCCAAAAATAACATTGGATGATGGCGAGATACAAAATCAAGATAGTTTTTGGAAGAATAGGTTTAATGATTATAGCCAAGGATTTGTATTTCCTGTAGAGTCAAAATACAATTTTAAACTACGTAGGTCTAGGCTTGACTATACTAATTCAACCTATGACCAAGTAGGATTTACACGACAAGGATGGCTTTCTGGAGAGGGGCAGCCAACATCAACTGTTGCAACAAATGTTAAGAATGGACTATTTGTTTCAGGAACATCTTCAACACAAAAAATAGAGAAGTTTACTATTAACGAGCTGGTGTTGGATAATGAAGGATTGAGATTCTATTTCCCTAAGCCAGCAGATTTTGTGGATAGGTATGATTATCCTACTAGGTGGACATGGAGTGAAGAGAAGAAGCCTTATTCAGAGAACGTAGATAGATTCAGGAGGTTTGGAGAGATTAGCAACTTCGACCTTAATGCTACTCTTGGAGAGGTAATAGGAAACGGTGTCTTGTTTGATAATATATATTCTGTTCAAGAAAAAGGATTTGGAAGGCTGAGGATAGCCGATAGAGCAATGCTACAATCCACACAAGGAGCAGATATTGTTCTTGGTGAAGGAAGCACTATGGCTGGTATAGACTACATATCAAAAACATTTGGCACTCAACACAGAGATAGCGTTTATAGTTCTGATAAGAATATCTATTGGATAGATGCTAGGATGGCTAAGATAATGAGGTTTGGTCAAGACGGCATGACGGCTATAAGCGATACAAGCGGATTAAATCAGTATATGAAATCCTATCTTAAAGGTATGGAGACCATAGACGATAGATATAATATTGGTGGAATACATACAGGGTATGATTATGAGAACAACGATGTTTTGTTCTCTGTTGTTCATAATGCCTGTAAGAACAAGGATGAATTCTTACAAGAGAACGAAACATATCCAAGCCCAGGCAGTGAAAGCCAAAGAAGGTCAGGGGAGGCGTTTTCTTATGATAAATTTGATAAAAATTGCTTAACTATTTCGTATAATGAAAATATAGGTTCTTTTGTAAGCGAGTATTCCTATCATCCAAAAATGTATATGAATATAGGAAAGTTTATGTATACACACAAAACACCAGGAAAAATACACCTTCATAATAAGGGAAAGATTGGAGAATTTTATTCAAATACTTATTATTCATACTTAGAGTTTTCAGTAAACAAGTATCCAAGTGTTAGCAAACAGTTTGATAATATGGTTTTGAACATAAATGAAGATGGTGTAAAAAGATTATTTACCGCAGATTTTCTTTCAGACATAGATATCTCTGCTAATGTAAATATTAGAAGTGAAAATATTCTTGTAAATGGATATGGTGTAAATAGAAGAGCTAGATATAGAGGCGGTCTTTTGCGATTTCCTATGAGAGATTTAGACAAATTATTGCCTAGTGGGAAAAGACTTACAGGAAAATCTGTTGATGTTAAATTAAAATTTGAGAACTTTGAAGAAGAAAGGGCTACTATTACTAGCGCTGATGTTCTTGCAAGGGTTAATCATAGAGTATAATTATGGCAGTAACTAGATTTGGACAGCAGGAAAGTATGTATGACTATGTTGGAAGTCATTATAGTCATAAAAGAAATGTAAAGAAAGCTACAGGCTTTAAGACAAGGTTTGGTCTTATGCTTTCTGGAAGAAACAGATATGGTCAAAAGACTGTTGGTGCTCAAATTGGCAAAACATTATTATGGACTGGTGTTGGTATAGGCGCTGGTGTTGCTGGTGCAGCTACTGGTGGTGTTGCTGGTGCAGCAATAGTCGGTGGTGCAATTGCTCTTTCTTCTGGTACAACGGTAGCTGCTGAAAGGCAGACAGAAAGAACATTTAGAGGCACTGATGTCCATAAGGAGATTGCTGAGACTAATGTAGGTATGAAGGCTGCTGGGGCTGGTCTTACCACCGCTTTGGCTGCTGCTGGAGGATGGGCAGCTCAAGCAGGAAAGGGAGCATCTGCAGCAGGAACTACAGCTGAAGGTGTAAAGACAGCAGATGCTACAGGAAAAATTGCATTAAATGCTAATAAATTTCAGAATGTAGAATTGGCAAGAACACCAATGAATATATCGGGAACTACACCTATGCAGTTTGGGGATAAGGTAGCGCCATTAAGTAATATTAAAACTGGTGCAAGTATTCCATCATCACTAACTACTGCGCAATCTACACCATATTCTCATATGGCATATGAATCAGCTAAGACAGCACCAAAAGGATTGTCTAAGGCTATTTCTACAACTAAAGAATTTGCAGATAAGCCAGTTTCTACTATATTAGATAAAATAAAAGCAGGAGAGAAAGTTCCTAAAGAAATGGTCAAACAATTAGATAAGTTTGGTAAGCAAGTGATAAAAAAGGGATATACAAAAGTTGGTCAAAAAGCAGTTGATGCTATTACTTCAGATAATAAGAAATCTATGAAAGAGGCAGAGACCAAAGCAAAGGAAATAGATAATACTATTGCAGAAGGTGGATACGATATAAAAAGACAGGAGATTTCGGATAATCTTTCTGAAAAACCAACAGGTGTTAGAAATGCTAGTTATTATGCTAATTTGCAAAGACAGCAATTAAGTATGAGTGTAGCCGACAGAGAAGATTGGCGAAGAAATTTTTTAAATTCAATAGAAACAGTTTAATATAATATTATGGCAGCAAATCCAATAGATTCTGAGCTTTTAGAAGAAGAACTTATAGAGGTAATGAAGGAGGAAGTTACTAATGGTGATTGGGATGCAAATATGTTTAAAAAATACGCTCCCTATCTTGCTGATAAAAAGGTAATGACGTTTATGAAGGCTTTAGCAGAAGCCGAGTCAGGTACATTCGAACTAGACCAAAAACAAATACCATACTGTCAAGGAGACAGAAGCCTAGACAAGGATAGAGATGCATGTGTCTTAAAGTTTGGAGAGGGTGGTGATAATGGATGGGTCGAATCTTCTGCTCAAGGATTGTTTCAATTTATAGATGGTACTGCTAAAAATGTACAAAAGAAAACAGGATTTGACCCACGCTCTACGGGCAAAAAATATAGTGCATTAGAACAGACATTAGCCGCAATATATTTGATTGATACTAAAACAGGGGCATTAGAAGCAGTATCTTCTGGTAATTATGATTTAGCATCTCGTAAATTAAGAGGAATATGGGAAGCCCTTCCTAGCAACTACGGTGGAAAAATAGTTGGAAGAAAGGCTATGGGATTACCTAATGAAAAATGGCAAGAACTATTTAAAAAACATGGAGGTACAGTAATTAAATATCAAAAGCTTACTGACGAAGAGATGGAGGGTGCTCTTCACGAATATATAAAGAAAAATGACCCTGAAAAATTAGCAGAATACGAAAGATATCAAGAATTTAAAAACAACATTAACCCTAAAATACAAAAATTTAAAGCAAGTGTAGATAGTATTATATCTGGAGATAACTATACTGTATGGTGGGAGAAGAATAAACATAATGGGAAGAGTCTAAAGCAGTGGCAGGATAATGTAAATTATTCAGATTCTCAATTAAAAGAATTAGAAAGATGGAAAAATGGAAGGGATTTGTATGATAAAGGAGATAGAAGCGCTAATGCTATTCCTCCTTCTGTTGGATTTTCTCTTTATAACAAATCTTTTGGAGAAGGTGGAGAAAGCACTGATTATGAAGAGGTTAAAAGTCGTGCTGAAAAATTAAAGAGAGAATCACAGGATATATTAATCAAAAACTTTGAGTCTAGAAAAAACTTTTTGAAGGGGGAGACTATGATAATGTCGGATGAGATACGAAATTATGTATTAGGCGATGATGTTTCTGAACTTCTGGGTTCTGAAGGTGTAACTAAAATTCTTAACACTACAAGGGATATTCAAAATAATATAAATAGCCTTGGAGACAATATAGGTGATTATGATTCTTGGTATGAAAGAAATAGTGAGATTATTTCCAAGTTAGAAGCTCAGAAAAAAAAGATAGATGCCCGACCAGAAGATTATGTACCCCCTAAATCGCATACTAGCGTTAAGGGAGGAACAAGTAGTTTGG